CCCTTTTCTTTGCCCATCCTGGACGTAGTTTCTTTACCTTGTTATACTTGAAAGACCAAACATTGCCATTTACATCTATAGCATAATCACCAAACTTCTCTAAACCTTTGATTTCATTCAGGTTCTTAAGTCTAACTGTTGGGACTTCCATTTCATAGTATTTTCTACTAAATCTATGTAGTAGAAAATACTTTTTAGAGAGTGGATAATGTATGATTAAATTATAGTGAGTAAATGATAAAAAGGTATAATAGTTGTGTAATCTCTCTGTGTGCTTATAAATGTGCTGAGGTCTTGTTAGCTAAGACAGCATAACATAAGGACCGCACTTTTGTCAACTCCGGGGTCACAAAATCCTCACAATCCCCTGCCAAAATGTCACACCCCGAGCATAAATACCCCCAACACCCTTGACATTAACCCCACAGCATCTTATAGTAGTTCCATAACACCAAGGAGAACACTTATGTCGGTTGCATATCAACAAGCACAGAAGCAGCGTTATAGGGTCACTCTGGATTTGGCAGTGTTCGGTGACTTCGATCCACATCAAATCGACTGGGAGCGGTTATTTAAGTTGGAACCTGCTGAACACTGTGAGGCATATGTTGAGGACTTAAATACACCTGATAGTTGGTGAGTTGGTATCATTTTATACCAAAAGTAGGGGTTTTATTTTGTTAACATAAAGCATACATATTAGGTCCTTTATGTTAACAAAATGAGAACTCTAAAATATAGTCATTTGGGTGAAATGGTCATCATAAGAGTAGCACAGAAAACGACCAAAGTGCTACCTTACCTGCAAGACCTTATGCAACAATTAGAGGAGAACGGTAGGGATAGTGATGAGGTGATACTGCAGGTCCTCGGAGAACTTGAAGAACGCTTGAGTAACTGAAACTTGGATCCTCTAAAGTGTCCTAGTAGTATGAGCACAACCAGCACCCGCAAGATGACAACCTACCAAACCAATTTTCTGGAAACTGGTTATAATGGATGGAGTACTTATGAGACCTGGAACGTTGCTCTCTGGATCAACAATGATGAGGGTCTTTATCACCTTGCTGCTGAGTGTGGTGATTACGAAACCCTTGTAAATCGTCTGTATGATGATTATGGGGTGCGTGAAACTAAGGACGGTGTAAAGTTCAATGACCCCAAAGTGAACGTGATTCAGATTAACTCTGATGTCTTTGATTTCTAGTCCTAAGTAACACTCACTGAACACACACTACATAACACACAATGCGTTACATTGCTTCCAGTCGTTATACTCTTGATGAGATTGCTGAGCAGTGTCGTCTGGCAGTATTGAGAGTACAAGGTAACAACAACTGTCAGACAGTAGATTACACTGAGGTTCGCAAGTTCTTCCGCTATGATAATGCTCTGCTAGTCGCACAGTAGGCATCAGTCAATGGGAATGAGATGCTGCCCTATAAAGACACTCACTGTTCACACACTAACTAACACACTTTTCCTGATTATGTCCAAGTCCGTGATGCTTTCTCTGCTTGCTCAAGGTAACACTGGCAGCGAGATTCTGTCTATTCTGGATACACTTGCATCTGATAATGTTTCGGAGTCTGATGATAACGGTCCTACGCTGAATGCGATTGAATTCTGATAGTTAACTGTGTGCCCCTTGGATGTCAATCTGAGCGTCAGCGATGTTGACACTGGGGGGCACTTATGTTATGCTTGGTGATTATAGTGATTCGACAGTATTTTGCCGCCGATTGTTGATGTCGCGGCGCGGCGGTGCGGTTTATAAAAACCCCTAACTACCCTAACCTACAGAGGTGACAAATCGACCGATAGATATCATTATCATAAAAATTTTCCGGAGGTAAAAAATGGGTGTGAAATGGATTCATAATGGTGGTAAGTCTCGCCCTGATAAAAGAACCTTGAAGAAGGGTGGAAAGAAATAAACAATGATTAGTCCTGTGAACCCCCTCCGATATACTCGAAGGCGCCCTTATTGGAATTTTTGGAAAGTAGTATTAGCGGGCTGGATGATTCGTTATCCACGCCCTTTCTTTTTAGCACTAGGATTTTGTGTGGTTGTGATATATAATGCAGTAACAAAATGAAATAGAAAAAAAATTCCGGAGAAATTTTTTATGACTAGCAAGATATATCACATATATGCAAAGGACAGGTGTTTATTTCATTCAATCAAAGAAGAAGAATTTAAGACGACTTGGAACACTTTGAGAAATATGGTTGGATTAATGAAAACAGATTATACTGTAGATGATTTGTCATATGAAGAGTTGACTGTAAATAAAGAAATAATTCTAAATTCTTCACATTGACAAAACATATATAGACTGTTAAAATTGATATTGAAGGTTATTTTTAACTTATGGCAAAAGGATTTACCGTTAAAGCTACTGCACCAAAACCCAAGGAACATGAATGGGATATTGATGCAATTAAAGAAAGAATGCGAGGCAAATCAATTGTATTCTGTCTTCCTGGAAGAGGATGTTCATTTATTTTCTTAAAAGCATTTGTACAACTTTGTTTTGATTTAGTTCAAAATGGAATGAGTATTCAAATTTCACAAGATTACTCATCAATGGTCAATTTTGCACGTTGTAAATGTTTGGGTGCTAATGTTCTTCGTGGACCTAAACAAGTCCCTTGGGATGGCAAACTCGAATATGATTATCAACTCTGGATTGACTCGGATATTGTCTTTGACTCTACCAAATTCTGGCAACTCTGTGACCTGGCTTTACCTGCTGAGGAAGAAGAGAAGGAAATTGTTGCTGGATGGTATGCAACTGAAGATGGTCACACAACCTCTGTCGCACACTGGTTGGAAGAAGATGATTTCCGCAAAAATGGTGGAGTCATGAATCATGTCACTGTAGATTACACAGGTTTTGGATGGGTTCTGATTAAGAAAGGAGTATTTGAGAATCTTGAATATCCTTGGTTTGCTCCGAAGATGCAACAATTTGAATCTGGCAACGTTCAAGATATGTGTGGAGAGGATGTTTCATTCTGCCTTGATGCAAAAGAGGCTGGGTTTGAGATTTGGTGCGATCCTCGTATTAGAGTTGGGCATGAGAAAACTCGTATTATCTGATGAACTACAACGTACTTTACAAAGGACGTAAAATTTATATGAATCTCACTGCAGATGAATGCAGTGAGATTCTTCAAGACTTTGCTGAGCGTTTTTACTCGGATGAAGATATTGATCCTAATTTAATTGAACTGGAGGAAATTAACAATGGCTAAAGGTGGAAGTAATAAAACCGTGTTCGAACCAGGAACACCTAAAAAGACTCGTCAGGGACGTTCGGCAAGAACTCTTCTAAGTGCGACTTCTCGTAATGGTAAAAAGAAACGATATCGTGGACAAGGTAAATAGATTTAACAGCATGTAGAAATACATGCTTTTTTAATGGAATTTTATGGCATATCTTAATCACAACCTACCAACAATCACTTGTTATATTCGTAATGAATTTCTCTACAATCATAAAAAAGGTCATGGTGAGGTAACTTTATGCGACGTACACTCTGTAGCGTCCTTAGAGAAGCATGTACCCCTCTTTGAGGCATTTCTAGAGAATGGGGTCAATTGGACACGTAGACCAATTCATGCGTTCTGTTGGAAACCAGATGCTCCAGTTCCAGAGTTAGAAGAGTGTATGTGGTGGGATTGCTTTTCTCCTTATATTGATGTTCAAGTTCGTTCAAGATTATCTAACTTACGTGCTGAACTTATCAATTATAAGGGAAAGAAGAATGAAGGAACTTATATGTTCACTCTTGATTGGTCATGGGAGTCAAAATCTACGTTGAATACTAATTTTAGTGAGACTCCAGAGCATAAATGTGCTCATTTTTTTAAGATGGATAATGGAAATTTCTATGCATACCCTAATAATAAGATATTATGGTATGATGATGCGTGGACAAAGAATAGAATTACCAAAAATCCAGGTTATGAAATTGATTTAACCGAATATTCTGTCGAAAATCGTCGAAAAATAGAAACATCGGACGATTTTATGTACGAAATCAAAGAAATTCGGGATAGCAACCCCGTAAAAAGTTCTGATTTAACAGATCAGGAGCAAAAAAATGGAAGAAAAGATGCTGAGGGAAATCGCTAATGACGATTTAACTCCCAAAAAACATGATTTTAAGGTTCAAAATGAAATTCATGAGAAAATTCGTAATGATGAAGACTATGATGACTGGGAATACGGCACAGAACCTCTTTATGAATCGAAAAAAGGCGAATAAATAAAGTAGATTTAAAATAATTCATGCCTCTAGAGCGGGTAAGTCAAAGTTTTAAGGACGTTAGTATGACTTTTCAGACTAATCCTCTGAATAGTGATCTTATTGCATTGAAAAATGAAACTGCCATCTCCCGCTCTATTAAAAATATTGTCTTTACTCTCCCTGGAGAAAAGTTCTTTAATGAAAATTTTGGTTCCAATATTTCAAGAGTTCTTTTTGAAAATGTAGACGAAATTTCAGCATCAATCATTGCAGATGAAATCAGACAGTCAATAATAAACTATGAGCCAAGAGTTAGACTGATTGATATTCAAATTTTTCCAGATTATGATAATGGTTCTTTTGATGTAATTATCATATATGAGATTATAGGAGTGGACGTTGCTCCACAACAATTACAATTTGTATTGCAACCTACTAGGTAAATGCCATTAGTAAATTTTTCAAATCTGGACTTCGACCAGATTAAAACAACACTTAAAGATTACTTAAAAGCGAATTCTAATTTTACTGATTATGATTTTGAAGGGTCTAACCTTTCATCAATTCTTGATGTTTTGGCATACAATACCTATATAACCTCATATAATGCAAATATGGTTGCAAATGAGGTTTTTATAGATAGTGCAACTCTTAGAGAAAATGTAGTTGCCCTTGCTAGGAATATAGGATATGTGCCAAGATCTAGGGAGGCAGCAACTGCAACAATAAGTTTCTTTGTTGATGTATCGAATGTCTTTCCAAAACTATCTTCTCTTACATTAAAAAAAGGACCTATTGCAACATCATTTGGATCTTTTGGTAATCAATCATTTATTTTTTCAATATTAGATGATATTACAGTCCCAGTTTTTAACGGAATTGCTTCATTTGACAACATAATAGTTTACGAAGGAATTCTTTTATCAAATAATTTTACGTATTCTTCAAGGAATCCGAATCAAAGATTTATTTTACCAAATTCTGGTGTAGACACAGATTTGATATCAGTAAATGTTAAGAATAATGAACAATCATCAATAGTTCAAAAATATACGTCTCAAGATAGTCTTTTCGATATTGATAAAGAGTCTAGAGTTTATTTTTTACAAGAAATAGAAGATGAGAGATATGAAATTATTTTTGGTGATGGAGTGTTTGGAAAAAAACTTGATGAGGGAAATTACATAACTATCAATTATATTACTTCAAACGGTGATAGTGCAAATGGAGTTTCTCAGTTCACTTTTTCTGGGAGATTAACATATACAAGAAATTCTATAGAATATACTGTATCGACAGGAATTTCTCTAGTAACCACCATTTTATCATCTTCTGGTGGCGAAAATATAGAATCAGTAGAATCAATAAAAAAATATGCACCTAGAATATATTCCTCTCAGAATAGAGCTGTCACGGTAAATGATTTTGAAACTCTAATACCTTCCAAAATTTACAAAGAAACAGAATCCATATCAGTTTTTGGTGGAGAAGATTTAGTACCACCACAATATGGAAAGGTTTTTATAAGCATTAAACCAAGATTTGGAGATTTTATTCCAAATTTAATAAAAGAGGATATTAAGTTAAAATTAAAAAAATATGCAATATCTGGTATAGTTCCAGAAATACTCGATCTTAAGTATCTTTATCTTGAGGTAAACTCTAAAGTATACTATAACACAAACTTATCACCATCCTCAGAATATGTGTCAAGCATTGTTCAACAAAATGCATTGAAATATTCAGAGTCTACTGAGTTAAATCAATATGGAGCAAGATTTAAATATAGTAAATTTTTGAAAATAATAGATGATAGTCATGAATCAGTCACCTCAAATATAACAACACTTCAAATGAGAAGAGATTTGAGAGTAACTTTAAATACTTATGCAGAATATCAAATTGGATTTGGAAATGAATTTCATATAAAAAATACAAATGGTTATAACATTAAAACATCTGGATTTAGAATTGATGGATCAACTCAGACAGTTTACATAGGAGATGTTCCTAATGCAGACGGAATAACGGGTTCTTTATTTTTGTTCACCCTAGATTCAATAAATTCAACTTCTCCAACAATTTTAAGAAGAAATATTGGAAATATTGATTATATAAAAGGTGTACTTACAATAAATCCGATTAATATTTTATCTGGAAAGGTAAAAGATGGTCAAACTATCATTGAAATATCTGCTATCCCAAAATCAAATGATGTTGTCGGAAAACAAGATCTTTATTTGCAACTAGATATTAATAACAGTATTTTTGATATGGTTATTGATAACATTTCAACTGGATTAGACCCTTCAGCATCAAATTATATTGTATCATCAAGTTATAACAACGGAAATTTAGTAAGATCATAATAAAATGACAGAAAAAAGAATTCAAATTAAAGACATTGTAAATAACCAACTTCCACAATATGTGAAGGAAGATTATCCTCTTGTTGCTGAATTTCTTAAACAGTACTATTTGTCTCAGGAATTTCCAGGTGGTCCTGCTGATTTAATACAAAATATTGATAGGTATGTAAAAGTAGATAGCACAACAGAACTGGTAGATTTTGTTCTTTTACAATCTGATATTTCTAGTATAGATGAAAACATATCAGTAGATTTTTTAAATTTTGAGCAAAATCAAATTGATTTTCCAGATAATTACGGTTTAATATCAATAGATGATGAATTAATTTTATATGAAAATAAAACTACATTTGGATTTGAAAATTGTCACAGAGGATTTAGTGGCATAATATCTCACAAAAATATAAACGTTGGAATAGCTTCTACTTATATTCTTCGTCCTTCCGATGAATTAATTTTTAAAAAATCAGACTCTTCTTCACATAAATCTGGTACAAAAATTTATAATTTAAGTTCTTTATTTTTAAAAGAATTTTTACTTAAATTAAAATATCAATTAACACCAGGATTTGAGGGTAGAAGTTTTGTCGAAAAAGCGAACGAAGCAACTATCATTAAACAAATAAAAGATTTTTATAAAAGTAAAGGTACAGATCAATCGTTTGAAATTTTATTTAGATCTTTATATGGCGAAGACGTAGAAGTATTACGCCCAAAAAATTTCCTTTTTAGACCATCAGACGCTCAGTATAAAATAACAAATGATTTTATTGTAGAAAAAATATCTGGTCCAATAGAAAAAATTAGAAATCTGACATTATTTCAGAATGAATATTTAAATATTACAAAAGCTTATGGTACAATAACTGAACCTCTTGAAGAGATAGTTACAAGCGATGGTAAAATATTTTATAAGTTAAAAATTGATGGTGGATATAATAGGGATATTATATCTGATGGTGCCATTTATGGAGGTTTTTCCGTACATCCAAAAACTAGAGTTATTGGAGATTATAATACGCAATCTACTACAATAGATGTTGATTCCACTGTAGGGTTCCCAAATAAAGGTGAATTTTTAGTAAATTATGAGGATGGTACACAGGGCGTAGTTTCATACAATTCCAAAAGTTTAACCCAGTTTATTGAATGCTCTGGCATTACAAAAAATATTTTAGATAATTCTATAATTGGGGTTAACACTTACGCATATGCTAATACAGAAGATGGTGAAGAAATTAGAGTAAGAATTGTTTCTACTTTAAATGATTTGGATATTCCGGATGATAATATTTTGTTTACTGAAGGTGATACTATAAAAATAAAAACACTTGGTTTTGAAGATGGTGATACAAGATTAAACGAGTGGTTATTTAACTTACCTATTGTTTATGATGTAGAGTCTTATGGTATAGTTGACAATTTTGATAATACTTATTCATTATCTTTAAAAGATACCCACAATTTAAAAGTTGGTGATGTATTGCAAATTATTGATAATTTGGGTAATAGGAAGCAATCTACTATAATTGACGTAATTTCAAATAAAACAATTATTATTTCTGGACAGGGATTTTTGCCCGAAAGTTTATACAAAGTAAAGAGAAATATTTTAAAAGGAAATTCATCAAAATATTCATATATTGGAGAAATTTCAACAGATATTCAAAATGTTTATACAAACAAAAATAATGATATATTAATATCTTCCCCATCTATTCCATATTATCCAAATGCCCAATTAAATTTAAATAATAGAACTATTTCTTTTTCTGGATCTTACAGTGCAGGATCTACAATATTTAAATTAACATCTACCATCGATCACGGATTTTATACGGGAGATTGCGTTTATTATACACCAGAAAAGGAAACAATTCAATCTAGAGACATTGATGGAAATATAAACAATCTTGAAATAATATCAACTTCTTTATTTGATGAAGGAATTTATTTCATTAAAAGAATTGATAAAAACAATGTTAAATTATCAAAAAGTAAATCTGATATTCTATATGAAAAGTATGTATCTCCGGAAGATGACGTTGTAATTAATAATAATAAGATAGAACCTATAGAATTTAGAGGTAAAGCGATAAAATCGCAAAAATTACTAAGAGAAATTTCTACACCAATTATATCAGAAAAATTAGAAAAAACATCTCCTGGATTTACTGGTATTTTAATCAATGGCACAGAAATTTTAAATTATAAATCAAAGGACAAAATTATCTTTGGTCCTTTAGAACAAATTGATGTAGTTTCGGGTGGATCTGATTATGATGTAATAAATCCACCTAGAGTAATAATTTCAGATTCGGTAGGGAGTGGAGCCACTGGACATTGTTCAGTTTCTGGTTCTTTAAAAGAAATTCGCATACTAGATCCTGGTTTTGACTATTTGGAAGATCCAATTGTACAAATTACCGGAGGTAATGGAATTGGTGCTATAGCCAAATGTAACACTAAATTGATTACACACAAATCCACATTTAATTCAGAAAAAGGTTCTGGATTGGTTGGGATTGGCAGCACTATCTCTACTATTGGATTCTCTACTTATCATAAATTTAGAAATGGAGAAGAGGTAATATATAAAACCAACTCTCATATCTCAGTTGGTGGATTGTCTACAGATTCAAAGTATTACGTTTCTACAGTTTCTGCAACAAAAATAAAATTACACAAAACACTAGGTGATTCTATTTCAGGAATAAACACAGTAACATTAACTGATTATGGAGTAGGAAATCACGATTTTGAATCTGTAAATCTGAAAAGAATCCTATCATCTATAAATGTAGAAAATTCCGGAAGTGGATATCAAAATAAAAAAAGAACGGTTTCATATTCAGGTATTAATATTGCTTCAGATATAATAACAATAGAAAATCATGGTTTTCTTTCTAAAGAAATTGTAAAATATAGCACAATAGGGACTGTTATTGGTGGATTGGTAGAAGATAAAAATTATTATGTATTAAAAATAGATGATAATCAATTTAAACTCTGCGAAATTGGAACTGGTATCTATACCCAAGATTATTTTTATAATACAGGACAGTTTATAAATTTAACATCAAGAAATTCTGACATTCATGCATTCAATTATCCAGATATTGAAGTTGAAATAATTGGAACTGTTGGATTATCGTCATATTACAAAGCAAAAATTGATCCTATTTTTAGAGGAGAAATAACTTCATTTCATTTAGAATCAAAAGGTTCTTCGTATGGTGTTGAAGAAGTATTTAATATAGAAAGACAACCTTCACTCAGCATTTTATCTGGATCTGGGTCAGAATTTGATGTAATAGTTTCAAATGGACGTATACAAAAAGTTCTCATAAATTCTGTTGGTGAAAATTATACATGCTCTCCAGATTTAATCGTAGTCGGAGATGGAAATGGTGCAGTATTAACTCCAGTAGTTTTAAATAATCAAATTGTTGACGTTAAAGTTATTGAACCAGGTGCCGGATATTCTTCTAATAATACGCAAATAATTGTTTCTCATCCAGGAAGTGGAGTTAAATTTACTTCCAAAATTAAAACTTGGACCGTAAATTTATTTGCAAAATATTTAAATATATTTGCAGAAGATGATGGATGTTTAAGTCCAGGACTAAATGAACAGTATGAAATTCAATATTGCCATATATACGCACCAAGAAAATTAAGACAAATCTTATATTCTAGAGATCAATCAGGAAAAATTTTATTTTCAAATCCAGATTTAAAATTTTCTAGAAACAAAGAAATAAAATCAACGGATCATTCTCCAATAATTGGATGGTCTTACGATGGACATCCAATTTATGGACCATATGGATATTCCAAAAAATCTGGTGGAGGTGTTTCTCAAATAAAAAGTGGATATAATTTAATTATTGAACAAAATAGACCATCTACAAATTATTTTCCACTTGGATTTTTTGTTGAAGATTACAAATATCAAAAATCAAACGACGAATCTATATTAGATGAAAATAATGGAAGATTTTGTATAACTCCAGAATTTCCAAATGGAACTTATGCATATTTTGCAACATTTAATGAATCTTCAGTAGATTCTTCAGGACCATTTAAAGGATACTATAGACCAAAATTCCCATACTTAATAGGAAATTTTTTCAATTCAAAACCAAATGATTTTAATTTTAAGAAAAAATCTAATCAAGATGACATAGATCTTAATGAAACTGATTGGATTAGAAATACTTATGCTTATAATATAACAAAAACTAATTCTAGATATGAATATATAACTTTACCAAATAATTTAAATCAATCTATAGATGTTAGTGGAGTTTCTCCAGGTTCAATTGATAATATTGGAATATCTACTGGAGGAAATGATTATAAAGTAAATGATAAATTGATATTTAATAATGTAGATTTTGAGGGCAATTCTAGAACTTTAGGAAGTTCTGCATCAGCAGTTGTTTCTGAATTGGTTGGAAAATCAATTTCTACAGTGAGCACCGCAAGTACTTATTTTTATGATGTTTCAATATATCCATCAAGTAATAAAGGAGAATATGTTTTATATAACAGTTCCCCACATAATATTACTGCTTATGATTTGATTAAAATATCCGGATTAAATACAACTTCAAATATAATTAATGGAAATTATGTAGCTGGAGTTACAACAACCAGATTAGTTTTAGTTGGTTTGGGATCTACAGCGGTAGGAATTCCATCTGCAAATATAACCGGAATAGTTACTTACATATCGGTTAGAGGAAATTTAGATTTTCCAAATATAAGAGAAAATGATATTTTTCAGATTGATAGCGAAAAAATAAAAATTCTAAACGTTGATAAAAAATCTTCAAGATTAAGAATTTTAAGGCAAATTGAGGGAACACTTGGATTGTCCCATAGTGTTACAAAATTTTTATATGAAGAACATAGAAA